TTAGCAGTTTTTTTTGTCGATATGAAAATATTCTTTGGGTACGTCATTCGGCTTTCCTTGCTTCCAATGACTTTTTGCAGAACCATACTTAGTCGGTTCAGGATTAGGACTAATCGCAACAAATCGACGCCCAACTGAATCCATAAATATGATTATCCGACGATATTCTTCAGTTGGTGTAATCAACGTACAGTTTTCATGCTTAATGCCATAAACATCTGTAAAGTCCATATTTCACATTGCTTTCCCGTATGTTTCAGTGCCATAAAATAAAAAAATGCCTTATTACAAAGCAGTTTCATCAGTATCAAAATAAATTATTGTGGAACAACATTCGTTGCTTGAGGGCCACGATCCCCTTGTTCAACTTCATAGCTTACCTTTTGACCTTCATCAAGGCTTTTAAACCCATCTGTTTGGATTGATGAGAAATGAACGAATACATCTTTATTATCCGAACCGGTGATAAATCCAAAGCCCTTATCCGCGTTAAACCATTTCACTGTACCACTTTGCATATACTTAATATTCCTCCTAGAAACTAAATCAAAGTAACCAGCCGAATTAACATCTAAGAAAATTATAGATAGCAAGTTTAATGATACTTAAAACTTCCGAATATGTTAACTGTGTTCAGTATATCACGGAGTTCGAAGATAGTTTAATTTAAACACTTCAAGTGCCCGGTTCTTTAAATAATTGAACTTGCTAACGCTAACCGATAATTGGTCACAAGCTTCGTTGCGGCTAAAACGTTTCTCGATAATGTAATCATGTAAGATAAATTTATATTGTGGATCATCAATTGCATTGAGGGCGTCTTCGACCTCTTTTAGCTGGTAAGACAGGTCAACATGGTTTATCAGGCGGCTTTCAGCACCGTTTCGGCTGCCATGACTTGACACTCCATCGAATGAGGGGCTGGAAACTTGATTAAAAGCCGTCAAATCACGTTTTAGTTTGGCATATTGCTTTAATAAATTACGAATTTTCTTAACATCTTGGCGCATTGGAATCACACTTTCTGGTTCCAGATATATGTATTAAAAAACGGGGCTATTACACCCCGTTCCGACTAATATCAACACAATGAATACTTATATTATAACACTTAAAACAAATATTTTCACTTATAATTGTTTCACATGAAACACATTCACTTTAAAACTTATCCGGTTACTAAGCCGCGCAATTGTTGGATCATGCTGACAACTTGATACGGTGTCTTTGTCATATCGGTTACTCGGTTTTGATACCAGAATTGCGTCAGCAAGGACACGGCAAAATCGTACTGTTTGTAGATAGTCAAATCCTTACTTTTGCTAACGGCCGCCTGAACATAGTCCTCGGCGGCGTCTAAATAGCTTTGAATCATTGGATCATCTTCGGTCACGTCAATCCTTAGGCTTAGTTTAATATCATCAACGGTTACAGCCATATAATCACTCCTTTTTAGGGGGGGGTAACGAATCGTGCCCCCTTAGTTTTAATTTATGTATAGGGGGTGTCTAAAATGGACACCCCTTTGTATAGCCGTCCCCAAAAGTGGGTACGATTATTTACCAGCAGTTGCAGTTCCTAACGCCACGTTAATTACAGCGGTCTTATCAATCACTTCATAATCATTCCGCACGATCACTGATAGCCCTTGGCTAAACTGGTCAAATTTGTCCCATTGGGCGGTTACTTGGTTACGCCGGAAAACAGCCACCGCTTGTGATAAGTCCCCCGCAATCATTGGGAACGTCCCGTCCGCGTTGTTAGCCAGTAATTTATCACTGATCATGACGACTGGTGCCCCTAATAAGGTGAAACCACTGGGTGCTGTTGGATTAGGCTGTAATAAGTAACGGCCCTCGGTGTCCTTGAGTGTATCAAGGTAATTAAACCCGGATTGGTTCACTAGCCACATCTTGCTCAAGGCGGGATCTAACGTCACGTTGAAAATCTTTTTAAGATCATCAATACTGGTGGCCGTTGCTTTAGCAAAGCTACTACCCGTTAACAGTCCCATGATCTGCGTGTTGTCCGTGTTATCAACCAATTGTTGTAATTGCGTTTTGACTTCACTGACAATATCAACTTCGGCGTCTTCCACTACTTCGTTAGATAAGGCAATTTTACCCGCCCGGGTCTTCACATCAAACGGCACTTCCGTAAACATGTTTGCGTCAACATCGGCAATGTCCGCTAGTTCGTCCTTAGTAGCCAGTACAGCTGATTGTTGACTAGTGGCAATTGGATAAGTCCCGGAACCACTAGAAACTTGCTTAACCGTCGCATATTGGGCGAGGTTGTAATTGGATTGCTTTAATTGGAAAACGGGGGTAATCAGTTCCTTAGGAATAACGGCACTGGCACCGTCCGTCTTTAAACCGTCCCGAGTTTCCCCGTGTGTCCGTACATATTGCTCAAAGGCGGGAATACCGGTCTTGTTTTCATTGCTATTGTCATTGGGATCAATAATTGTTTGTTTTGCCATGTTGTCAGGCTCCTTTTCTTGGTTAATAAATTTTTCATAGCTACGGGTGTCAACTTGCACATTTGTATCGTCATAAGCGGGAACAGCTACCACTGACACATCGAACAAACTCTTAACTTGATTAATGGTGCGCGTGATATTACCGCCATCATCTTTAGTCCATTCGTCGGTGTTGTCGTCACTATCAAATCCAAATGAACAGGAATCAACGTTCCCACTTTGAACTTCTTCGTATACATCATTAGCAAACGACGTATTCGGCAACTGCGCAATGAAATGTAGCCCCTTGTCGTCCGTTTCTAGCGTTAATGTGCCCGCCTTAACACTGGCTAACACTTGAGTGTAGTCGTGGTTATTAAGCATAAGAACGTTTGATAAATCGACACCATCAAGGGCTTTGGGGGTAACAACCTCAGTGAAGCCACCTAAGTCTTTGCTTGGTGAGTTCCATACAATTGCATAACCACTAATTGTTTTGCCCTTAGATGTCTGTGAGTCTTTAGGTTGCGGGTCTGCTGAATTTTCAGCTGGCCCGTCTTCGGGCGTTTCTGACTGTGGCGTTTGTGCTCGCAACTCGGCGTCAATCGTTAACCGTCGATCTTGTTTCATGAATTATCCACTCCATTCTTTTGTAAGTTTAAGAAAATATTGCCATCGTCAGTTGGTGGCAAGCCAATCTTGGCCCGAGCTTCGTTACGACTCATAACGCCGCCAGTGAAACCAGCCACCGCTTGGGCTTGTTGCGTTTGCGGATCAAGGCTCAATAGCTTGTCCGTATTAAACGTAAAGTCATGACCAAACTTGAACGACAGCTCGCTGGTAAAGCTATCAAAGTAATGTTGTAACGTGCCTTGCAGGTATTGCACGCCACTTTGTTCTTGGTTAGAATGATCGTTTTCAACCCCTAAGCGCTCCGGCGGTAAGCCAAAAGCTTTAGCAATTTGTCGGGTCGTCCAGTCATTCGAGTTGACCAGCTTTAACACATCGGTATTTAAGGATAAGTTGCTAATGTCCATCGTGTCATCGGTCACAATCGTGTTGACCGCATTATCACCAGTATTAGCTTCATCAAATTGCTTACGAATATTGCCCTTAGCTTCCGGCCCTAAATCAGATTGATGGACTTTAATAACCGTAGTGCCGTGCACGCCAGCAGTGAAAAAGCCGGTTAGCAATTTATTGCCGGCCGACTGAATTTGGCGCTCATCTTTGAGGGCATATAAAGGACTGATTCCAGATACGCCGTCTTTGGTGAAATATTTAAAATGTAAAATGTTGTTAGGCGCAATCTGACGACTATTACCGCCAATTGGGGTATAGGTATAGGTCAACGCCCCACTGACGTCATCTTGTTCAACTGTCATTTGGTTATTTTGTACAAATTTAAGTGTGTGATTAGGCAAAATCTCCGCAAAACTATTGCCATTGAGTAACAGGTTGGCCGCCAACGCATATTTGAAATGGTAGCCGTCCATTTGGCTATTGGGGGTCTGATTAATCATCGTGTTAAAAATGGCCGTATCGCAAACAATCGGATTGCTGGCAATATCGCTCGCAATAATATTAATTGCCGCATAAATATCACTATTGCGCAGTACCGCCGCACTCACAAACGTATACGGGTCGTTACTTGATAAACTAACCAAGGCGTCAGCCACCGGATCATGTGTGCCGCTGGTGTTACTGCTTTTAACGAAAAAACTCATTTAATCACCTCTTTGCTTTTCATAATTAATTAGCAAGGCCAGCAGAATCATGGCTATACCAGCCAATATTAGCCCCGCTTGCCAACTGATCCAGCAGCCAAAACCAATCACTAAACAGATTAAGCCAATCACCAACAAGATCGTTTGTACATAATCAGAACAGATCTGCCGCAGTCGCTGTTTTGTAGTAATCTTCTGCATGTTGTTGATCCTCACTTTCTTGGTAATAGTCCATACCCGCTACAAACGCGTTAATCAACGCCGCAATCGGGTCAATCCGGTTACTATTACGGGCTTTATCCAGTTGCCAACCATTGTTTAGCACTTTCAAAATGGCGTTATTGACCGCATAAGCGAGAATCTTGTTACCGTTATGTTTAATCTTGTCATCGTAAAGCTGATCACGAAAATTGCGGGTTGGAATATTCAAAGTTTTGGTGCCTTGTCGCACTTCAAACAGTGGGTAGCTTAATTTCTCGAATTTTGTAATTAACGTTTGCGCGTTATACGGGTCATAAGCGACAGCTTTCACTTTCCAGTTGTATTTTCCGACCAGTTTTTGTACAAAATCAAATAGATCATCATAGTCGATAATGCCGCTATCTAATCTGGTAATGCTACACTCACCCGCCCGTTCCATTGATCGGTAATCAATCCCATCACGTTTAATCTTAGAATCAAGGCCGTACTTAGTGCCCACAAACGAATGACTATCACAATAAAACTGACCATTGCCAATTGGTATCAACCAACTAACCGCGGTCAAGTCATTACTTTTTGATAAATCAATGCCAATATAGGCGTCACGATTATGTAAGTCAGGTACCTTGGCCAATTTACCAGCGGCCCAATCGTCGGCTGAAATATAGCTGTCCTCACTGGCTTGCAACCACATATTGAAGTTCTTAACCAGTACCGGGATTAGGTTGTTTTGCTTGATAGCAAGGTCAACATCGGCCTGAATCTTTTCCGTCATGCGTTGTTTAACGTGTGGTTCACTGAATAACGGGTTGGCCTTAATCCAGTTGGCTTGATCGTAAACTTCTTCGCGGTCGTCCAGTTCCCAAATTGCCACAAAGTAGCGATCAGCTTCGGTTTTGCCCTTTAAAACGTCCGTCAGCATGTCATACTCGGCGTGCATTGGAACATTGAGGTTAAGGCCCGAGGTGGAAATCACCGCCAACAGGGAATTATCCTCTTGCGCCTGACCAGACTTTAAAACGTTGTACACCTTGCGGTCTTTAGCTTCGTGCCATTCATCTAAAATAACAGTAGTCCCGGCATAACCATCAAGCGTACTGGTATCACTGGCAAGGGCCAAGGCTTGCGAATCAGTTTCTAGGTCGGTAATGGCTTGCTTCTGTACCTTAATGCGTTGCCGCATATACTTCGATTGCTTGCGGACTTGCCTTAACCCACTTGAAAGCATGTCATAGCCCAATTTAGCTTGTTTGAGGGCGTTGCTTACGAATAATACTTGTCGGTTGCGGGCGGGCTGTCGTTCTCTTAAAAGGCCATTAGCGGCCATGCCAGAAGCCAGATAGGTTTTACCGTTCTTTCGGGCCATACTAATAAACGCCCGATCATAACGGCGGTTACCAGTAGTTTTTTCACGCCAGCCATATAACTCACTGATAATCCATTTTTGAAAGGGTTGCATGGTGAGTTGGCTACCGTCAGTCTTCGGCATTAATTCGATAAATTTAACCGCCTGTGCCGCTTTGTCTTCGTCATAGTAGAACGGGAAGCTGTCTTCTTTAGAACGGCTTAAATCGCGTTTAAATCGCTCACACGCCCATTTAATCTTTTGACCAGCCAACACTTGGCCCGATAAAACTTGGTCAACATATTCAATCATGACAACATCGCCTCGAAAGTATCTTCGGGTGTCTCATCTTTCTGCTTGTTTAATTCCATGCGGGCCCGGCTCGATAGCGACATGCCTAAATCATTGGCTAAGGCTTTTAAATCTTTCATCGCTTGTGACTGCAAGGCCACGTAAGGGTTCGGCTTACGTACGCCAGTCTCTTGATTAGTTTGTACCAGCCCGTTCTTACGAATATCATTCTCGCATGTCTGTACGGTGGCATAAGCGCGGCAATAACTGGCTAACATTGCCCGATCAAGTTCACTAATTGGGGTATTGGCCTTTAAATAAGGTGCTACCCGTTGCCATTCAGTCAAAGCACGGTCATGTAACCAATCTGGCGGGGTTAAATCAAGCACCGGATAATCAAATAACGCTTTTTCAGCGTCCTTGCGTTGATCACGCTCATCATTGGTTAAATGTTTATTCATACTAGCCAAGGCTTTTACTTTTCGACCCATTCGGATCACTCCTTTCATTTAAGTTTACGCACCAAAAAGCCACCACGAGTTATACCCATAGCGGCTTATTGAACATATATCCAGAATTCGTTTATTATATCTATATTATCGCACATATTCCGGGAAAGTGCAATTAATAACATGTTTATATTTACATATCACCCCTGACTGGCTATTTGTTTAAATTTCGCATTATTAGTAGTGATATTTCACAATCCAGCAAAATAAGCAAAAAATCAAAGTTCAAAAGGGACTTTTATAAACCCAAAAGTCCGTTGTACGCTCAACTCGGGTCGACCATAGCCCCCCATATCAACGTTTCTGGGCTGTCATGCCGTTTTGAATTAGTCTCGTGGCGCAAAATTCCGCCGCCAACTTGAATTGTTCACTTGGCCGAAAACTCGGCGCAGTCCATTGCCAATTTTGGCAACTTAGACGCAAAATGCGGGTTGGTTAACTCGGCTGAAAGTTCAGCGCAGTATTGCGCAGATCTACTGCCTAAGTTAAACTTAGCCAGTCTGATTCACTTAGCGGAAAACTCCGCTCACCTAAAAAGCGCCGCACCTTTCAGCACGACACTCATTGATTATTTAGTTTGTTTTTTCCGTTGTTCTCTAACCAATCCCGTTTTTCGGTTATGGTGTCGGTAGCACAATGGCTGTAGGTTGCTTTCATCAAGTCGCCTTGACCAATCGTCTTTGATTTCGATAACATGATCGACCACATCGGCTTTACGGATCACCCCATCTTGGTAGCACTGTACGCATACCGGATTGCTTTCAAGGAACCGCCGTGACAACTTGCGCCATGCTGACGACTTGTAGAACTGTTGATACTTGCTTTCGTCAGAATCGTACATGCGTTTATGATACCGCCACTTGTTAGTCGCCTTGCGGTGCTTCTCGCAGTAGCGTGTGTCATAGGCAACCAACGTCCGACAACCCGGGTGCTCGCATTGCTTCATTGGCTTAGCCATGACCGTTAACCTTAGTTAGTGTGACCACGTCATAAGCATTCATCTCGCTATCAGAACTAACGCCAGCAACACGATACGTAACTCCATCTAGTATTGCTTCCAAGGTCGTCGTGATCCGATCATCATGGCGCACCGCAATTAGCTGGTTAGTTGTCGCAGTCGTACCAGTAAGACTAATCGTGTTACTGATGGTCAACGTATACTCGCCACACCATACTGAGAAAGTCGGCGAGAACTTAGTAATGTTTTCACCAGTGTTAGGATTGAACCCTGACATTTTCTCAACGCCAAACTGTACCCGCTTATTTAGTCGACTTAGATTATAGTTCTTCATCGTCATCACCAGTCCTATAAACCAATGCTTCACAATAGATCATTTTCGAATCGCTCACCTTAATAAAATCAAATTCTACATCTAACAGTTCGTCATCAATATCTTGTGCTTTGTCGACTTCCCGAACTCTTGAAGAAAGTTCAGCAACATTATCAGCATGTACCATCTTAATTTTCATTATTTTAAACTCCTTTTATTCTCTAAAATATTGCTTCTTAACTACATCAACAACATGATGATTTGCCAACAGGTCATAGTAATAGTAGTTATATGTTTCCCTGCTCATAATCATTACTAGTGAAGACTGGCCGGGATAATACCAATCTACTTTGCTATCAAATATCACGCCCACTAAATCAAGCGACAAGACGTGCTCCGCTATTTTGCTATGAACGCTATCGGCCGGCCCATAATCATGAGCAATTGCAACAATTCGTGTAGTTCCACTTACCTTTTGCAATTCGGCATGATCTAACCAATCCCCAAGGTAACGTGGTGTGTCATACTTATTACCCGCATTGTATGAACGATCACCTGCTAGTAGTTTTTCAAGACTATGTGGGCGTTCATACACGGCACATTTATCAAACTTAAATACGTCTTCAAATTTTTTGAGATTTTCTGAACTGCTATATTTTGTGTCTCTCAATAATTGAATTTCTTGCCATTTCATACGTGTTTCCTCCTAGAACTGAAAATGTTTTTTTTAACGTGGTACACGTGGTACACGCAGACAATCGTTGATATAGCAGTGTTTTTAAGTGACTTGGCGTGGTTCATTTGGTGGTACAACGTGGTACACTTAGCATTTTCAATCATTGTACGCGAACATATCCATGTGGAAACTTGCCATTCATTCTAATTCTTTTAGCTCCCCATCCGTCCATATTGTCCATTAATAACTTGATTCGCTTAGCTTCCGAGTTTGTTCGCCCGGTTAAATAACGATCAACTGTTTTATGGAAGACAACTTCCATGATTTCCAGAGTTGTTGTTTGGTTGAGTAGTTTCCGTTCATTGCTAACTTGATCTTTTAGCCATTTAGAATGATGGCCGTAGTCACTGACATAGCTTTGTTTTAAGCTGGTACTCATTTTTCCCCAATCTGTGGGAACTTCCATTTCTAAAAACGCTTCGATGGCATCTCGCATAGGGTCGACAGCTTCCGCAGCCATCTGATACGCCTTAGCCTCTTTCACGGTGGCCTGATCCAGATATAGCAGTTCGCCATTTCTAAACCAATACGCGGCCTCCGCCAATACTTGAAGTATATAATTCTCGTCCGGGTGCCATACATCTAATTTGGCCTTGTTGACCCCACATTTAATTGGATAGAAGCGCCGTTCACCGGTCGCGTCCTTTAAATAGTCGGTTTGGTTAGTTGTGCCAATAAATACGCATTTACGCGGGTGTGGCAACGCATAGCGGCCGTAACTATTCCGATATGTGTCGGATTGTGCACTAATAAAATTTTTAATTCCCTCAACGTCCGTTTTTTTCATGGCGGAAAGCTCGGCAACTTCAATAATCCAACTACCTTGTAACTGTTGATAATCGTCTTTCTGCTTACCCATTCCTTTCAACGAATCATTGAATTTATCCGGGTATAGATTCTTACCAGCCGTACTCTTGCCAAGTCCTTGGCTTCCCTCTAAGATAGGGACAATTTCAAACTTAACTCCGGGAACATAGGCCCGGGCAATAAGACCAGTTAGCCATTTCTTAGTGATGGTGCGGGTGTAATGATTATCTTCGGCACCTAAGTAATCAATGAAATAACGTTCAGCACGTGGCTGGCCGTCCCATTCTACCGCTTCAATACGAGCCTTAACCGGATTGATTGTCTTGCGGCGTGCTTCTGTAACTACCGCGTCGGTAATGTTTTCCTTGCTGAATAACAAGTTGTAATGATCTTCAATATAACTTCTCAATAACGTGTCATCACTATCATTCCAAAAACCTTTTTTGAACAGTGAATTGTCTGCTTGTGGTGTTTTGACAATTTGTTCCGAGAACTCGTCAAAGACAACTAGTCCTTTCAACATTTCGTCATGTTCCATAATTAAACGGATATTGTAAAGAGACTGTGTTTTGATCCCATCGTCCGAATTTTTTTTGAAATCATTCTGCCAATCAGCGTCACGTTGCATTTTGATAACATTATTGGCCGCTTCTCGGGTCTCTGCTGGTAAATCCATTGCTTTGCCCATTAATGAACCCCCTTACTCTCTCGTTTTAAAATGGATTGAAAAATCACATTAACTTCCTTGCTTGGTAGTGCCGGATCAACGAACGAATCATTGATCACTGACAGCATGTTATAGACTGTCTTGGGAGAAGCGCCGACGCCAAACATACGACCGGCAATTTTAGTTAACCAAGCATTGCGATTACCTTGGGTTGTCCCAGTTACCATTTCATCTAACAAGCGACCGGTATACTTCTTTTGGCGTGTAGCATAGGCGCGTTCTGACGACCAGTTCACTTTTTGGCCCGCCAACTTATCGACTAGCCATCGAGGAGCCGGCTTAATATCAGCCAATGTTTGGCCACCTAAGGGAGTATACGGTTTGCCGTTAATCTCGCTTGGTGCGATCACCGTGAAGTCGCTTAACAAGTCAATCCCAGGCCAAACGTCAATTTTGCGAACCTTAGCACCTGCGTATTTCAAGAAGTAATGTAGTCCGCCGTTAGCGGTCTGCTCGATGTAAGTGTCACTTGGTAACGTGTGTCCTTGCTTAAATAGTTGTGTCAAGCTATTACGGCCATTTTTAGTTGGCTCGTGCATATCAATGTCGACAACTAATAAATCCGATAAATCTAGTCGCAAGCCTAAATTGTAAATTGGGTGCTTTTCGAACCATGCTAAGATGGTGTTCTGGTCACTAGTTGCGGCTTTGTAGCCGGCCACCCCTTTAGGTGGTTTCTTCGTGTTTTCAATCAGTGGATAAACCGCATAGCCTCGTTGGGCCAGCTCAATGGCTTTATCAAGCGTTGCGAACTCTTTCATTTTTCAGCACCGCCTAATCTTCGGGACAAATGTCATTGCTAACCGCTATAATTGAATCAGCAACTTTTTGCATGTTTTCAACAACGTTTCCAGCTCGATTATCTGAGAAAAAGAATGTTCCTGCCCATGTATCTCCACTATTAACTGACGCAGAGACCATATCCAAGTAATCAACTGCCATTTTTAAATGATCGTATGCCGTTTCTAATTTTTCAGATTGTTCCACTAATTCTTTATTTGTCATTTTGCATTCTCCTTATTCATGTTAAAATAAGGGAAAGCATATTTTTGATTAGTTCTCTTCGACCTACTACCGTCCAAAGTAAAGTAGGTCTTTTTTGTATGCTTTCCCATGCGACTGACCTCACACTCCAAAATACCGACGCGGGTTCTTGATTAACTTAACCACTACGTTGCCAACAAACGACACAATCATAAACTTGATTACCCATAAGATTGCTGTTGCTATCATGAAATCACCTCCTAAAATTTATTCTGCCCCCACACGGTACAATTAAATTTTATGTGCTTCCATGAACTTATCAGCGTCTAGTTGGTCAATACGTTTTGTACCGTTGATTGCAACTACTCGTAAACCCTGCTTAATATATTTGTAAAGCGTGTTGTATGACTTGATATTTAAGCAGTCCATAGCTTGCTTATATGTCATATAACGTGGCAATTCTTTTTGCATGTTGTTCCGCCTCCCTTAAACTCCTTTATGGGGTATAAAAACATAATAAACCCCAATTTAACGTTTTGCAAGTTTTTGAATGAAAAAACTTTATTTTGAAGTATTTTCGAGTTATTCTTACTAAAGGAGGTATTCTTATGTCACTCAAAAATTCAAATGAAGATATAGGTAATCGAATTGCTAAAATAAGAAAAATCAAAAAAATAAAGCAATCAGAATTAGCACAAAAATTAAATATTCCAACAAATACGCTTGGTAATTACGAAAGAGGTGACAGAACCATACCAGCCTCATTCATTCCAAAGGTTGCTCATATTTTCAATCTGCCTTCCTGGTTAATTACTGATGGAATACCGGAAAATGTCAATGACTACTACACTTATGAATACTTTATTAATGCAAATGATGATGATTGGCAGCAATATTATGCCGAATTAAGCGCCACAAGATCAGCAGAAATTGCTTCAGAAAGTGCTGATAAAACAACAAAGATTATCGAGTATGTTAGATCTTTACTGTATATGAATGAATTTGAAGAAATTGATTATATTCTAGACTTTGTAAAACATGACAAAACAGCAATCACAAATAAATACCGTCTCGAAAAAATTAAAGGTAACCCTACCGACATTTCAGCTTTGAAATATAACCCCTTTGAAGAATTAAGAAAAGAAAATGATAGTATCAAAAAGAAAGATTACCGTTTGTGGTTCAAGGGAACAATCGAACACGATTTAAATGAAATTGTGCAAAACCTAGATGATGGATCAAATTTAAAGAAAAGTCTCTCACAAATCCTCGAACGTATTCATAAAGAACACCAAGAAGAAACTTTTTTCTAAATTATCTTCTTTTTCTTACATAACACTGCCCCCGCACGGTACGTTATGGAGGAAATTATAAATGGCAACAATCAAGAAGTATCAGGACAAGGACGGGAATACCCGTTATCAGTTTCAAGTTTATTTAGGTGTTGATCCTCAAACTGGTAAAAAGAAATCAACCCGGCGTCGGGGCTTTAAATCAAAAAGCGCTGCTCGTATTGCTTTATCCAGAATTGAAGTAGAGTTACAGCAAGAACCGGTTTTACCAGTTGATAACAATATTCTCTTCGTTGACGTCTATCATGAATGGTACGACCAGTATATTAATACCGTTCGTGAAAGCACTTGGGCAAGGACTGCTGGTATGTTCGATAATCACATCTTGCCGTTGTTTGGTAACAAGCGGTTACGAACCATCACCGTCAACCAGTGCCAGCGTGCTGTTAATCTATGGTTTAAAGAAGTCACGTACAATTACAAGCGTTGGTACAATTATCTGGTATCAGTCTTTGAATACGGCTTAAAACACGGCTATATCACACATAATCCAGCTAGAATGATTACAATGCCGGTCAAGCCTGATAGTTGGGGTGATAAGCCCGATAACTTCTGGGATCGCGATCAACTAAAGACGTTCTTCAAGTGCATTGACCAGCAAAAAGAACCCGAAAAGTATTGTCTCTTCCGGGTACTAGCGTTTGCAGGCGTGCGACGTGGCGAGTGTTTAGCCCTGACATGGCAAGATATTGACTTTGTCCATAAGACCTTGCGGGTTAATAAAACACTTACCCAAGGGAAACGCGGCAAGCAGATTATTCAAGCCCCTAAGACAAAAAAGGGCCGCCGCACTGTCAGCTTAGACAATACGACGGTAGAAATATTACAACGCTGGCATAAACAGCAACGTGAATATTATTTGTTTTTAGGTTTTAATACGTTACAGCCGGATCAGTTAGTTTTTGCTAACACTAAGAACGGTTTTAAATCGCTTAATACTCCGGGTAAGTGGTTAAAGCGGATCATCACTGACTACCACCTAACCCCTAGTATTACCGTACATGGATTTCGACACAGTCACGCCTCCGCTTTGTTTGCCGCTGGTGCCACAATTAAAGAAGTACAAACCCGATTGGGCCATGAGGACGTTGCAACAACCTTAAATGTTTACACACACGTCACTAAGGGCCAAAATCAACAGGCGGCCAACAAGTTAGCCAATTATTTAGGCTTTTAAACTTGGTATATTCAGACAATTTTTACTAAGTGTACCACGTTGTACTGGGTAATGAACCACGTTAGGGCGCTTTGAAACGTTGTTATATCAACGATTGTCTGCGTGTACCACGTGTACCACGTTAAAAAAAACATTTTCAGTTCTAGCAGGAAACTGGGTTATTTTAACACTTCATAGTAAAAGTAAGCCAATTGGTAAGCCAAAGGCAAAAAGTCTCACGTGAAACACCGCATAAGCACTGGTTTAATAGCGTTTATGTTTCAGTTGGGTTCAAACCCCTGACTGCCCATCATATAACCACACTAATCAGTTTTCACGCCGTGATAATCCACCGTGAAAGCTGATTTTTTTATTCCCACAAAAAAGCCTCAGGAAGCACAACGCAAAGTGCGTGTGACGTCCCTGGGGCTTTTTCTAACGATCTAATGTTTACCATCAGTGTAGCTAAGTAACTCAATTGCTAGGGTTATTCTTGATCAATATGAAAATAACCTTCAGGAGCTGCACTCGGCTGTGCTTGATGCCAATGTTGGCTACTACTTCCATATTTAGTTGGTTGTGGATCCGGTCCCATTGCAACAAAGCGCCGGCCCAATGCGTCCATAAAAATAACGACCCGCTGATATTCACGCGCAGGTGCAACTAACGTACAATTCTCATGCTTAATGCCGTAAACATCTACAAAATCCATTCCGACCACTTAGCTTTCTTGTTTAGCTGACAACCCGTCACTTCAAATAAAAACCGAACCAGTTAATGATAATGGTTCGGCCCAACAGTTACTATTGTGGTTGAACGTTCGTTGCTTGGGGGCCACGATCGCCCTGTTCTTCATCATAAGTTACTTTTTGACCTTCATCTAAGGTTTTAAAGCCATCAGTTTGAATCGCTGAAAAATGAACAAAGACATCGGTACCGTCTTCACCCGTAATAAAACCAAACCCTTTATCCGCATTGAACCATTTTACTGTACCATTCTTCATTATTAGATAAGTCCTCTCAGAACTGACTGCAGTAACAACATCGTTAACCTTGGGAGCGCCAATCAATCATAACGTTCCACGCGTTAAGTGGTTTAAGTATATCACATCCCTAGTTTTTAATCGCTGAAAACGGTGTGCATAACGTATGACTTTCCCCATGATTCCTGCATACTGAGGTGTAAAGGGGTGACTAAGT